GTGGAATCCAAGATAGGCAGTAAAGGCTGCCCGGAGGGTCTGGAAAACGCTCGTCGCTGAGCATCCAGACCCGTGTGAGGGTCCTTGATCAAATGTTGTTCCATGGGGGAGAAACCCTTGGTTGTCGGCATTTGTTTTAAGCAGTTCATTCAACTTAGTGCGGTGGTTTACATAGGCCTTCATGCAAACCGCCCGATCAACCTGTCTTAACACGTGAGTGATCGTTCCGTCCATGCGATGATAATCTGAAATGTTGACAAAGTCAGCATTCAGACATATCTCAGCGACACGTTCTGCGATCTCAATCGGTGTTTTTCCAGGGCCATACCAAGAAAATTGTTTGCAATGTTCGGCCAAAGCCAAAGAAAATCCAGCCATATCGAGTTTATCCCCGTCGTTATAGGTAGAAATATTTCTAGGATCCTTAACGTCGGTATATGCTTCACTTTTAATGAAGCACTTGATAACCCGTTGTCTGAACTCTCCCATCACAGTCGCTCTCGCTAACGACATTTTCTGGGTAGCACTAGTCTGTTTATCAGCGACGACTTCATAACAGACTGGCTCAAGGCACACGCCATGTACTACAAATTCAGCGAATTCGTTAATACATTCATCACGAAAGGCATGGGGTCGAGGTTCCTCCCTCCTCAATCCCGTGATTCTTCCTCTCACAGCTTGCTCCTCTCCGGCTTGATTCGCTACCGGAGCAAAGGCAGCATGAACTAAGGGACTCATGAAGGCTTCCAATTTTGGTCGCTCTTCTTGATCGTAGTTCGCAGGGTCGTATTGGTAGGCGCGGACGCCCATTTCTACGGGGTAAACTACAGGTAGTACCTTTGGTTGTACTAGTCTATGGTACTCAGTGAGGATCGCCGAAGCCATTCTCTCATCTTTCCCAGTCCAACTCGCAGTAGTAGGCAGCATAAGCTTGGTAGTACCAAGTCTAGCAACGGTTCCAATGGCATCATCAAGTTCCTGGGGTACAGTTGCGCACAACTGCGACGAAGGTCGAGCAGTTGTGACAAATGTTCCAGCAGCCTTGTGAACAGCAAATCTTACGAATTTGCTTCCATCGGTTCCAAAAACAATAGGGTTGAACCTCTCAACACATCTTCCATCCAAAAGGAAATAAGCCAGAAAGGCTGATAATCCAGTGAACACCTGAATGGGTGCTAGAAGAATGAGTTGGCGGTTCTGTCCCACCTGTTTCCTTTCTACAGCGTAAGGGATGACTTTCCATGGAATACCCCAGTAATACGAAACAGCTAACACTGAATCTGCGGAATAATCCCAAAGATAATGCTTGTAAGACCCTCCACCAGCTACCAAGGTCTCTAATGCTCCATCTCCATCAAAATGAGTAGATGTTTCATTGATACCGTTTGAGGTAGCAGTGTCTGGAACTACAGTATACAAAAGCGTCGGCTTCGCCCTATGTGAAAGAAGATCTGGCATGTCCAGATAATAATCCACATCACAGATATATTCGATGTCATCTGCTGACGGTTCATCCGCACGGTTGTCCGCGTTTGTATCCTTAGCCCAATACCACTGTCTAGACCCGTTGAGTCCCTTGCGCTGATCAGATTTTGACATTCCGAGTATATATAACTGTACACCGGAATACGTCGCCATCTTCTTAGCAAAGTTCGTCGCAGAAGTGCGTAGAGCAGCGGCTGAGGCGTGTGTGTGGCCCCGTACGTGAGGTACGGGTTCCACATTGGTGTTCGCGAAAGCGTCTCTAGCAAGATCCGACTCAACCGTCGGATCCTGCGAAACACTTTCGCAAAGCTTAGATGCGTAACCTCGCCAGTCTAAGCTCTTCAATGAATAATAGGTAGCCACGCTCATGGTGGCGATTAGCAGATAACTCATGTTCTGTTTACTCATTGGTCACTATAATAGGCTATAAGGGGATAAGGCTTAAAATCTACTATTAT